AGTCTTTTACATTGGGAGAGTTATCGTGTTCAATTATATAGCGGAAACAATCACCCGCCTGTCAGAGCGCTGGGAGTGGTTCGACGACCTCGTCGACCTCATCTGGCGCGGCGCCTGCTACCACATCGTGGTGCTGGCACACTCGTCTGACAGCCCCGACATTGACAGCTACTGTGAGTGGCTCGGGGGGTCTGGTCCGTGGACCGTGGAGCTTGTGTTCTCGGACCAGAAAACTTACTGCGTGCCCGGAGAGTTCGACCTCGTCGACTTCCGTGGGTGGTCTCTGCTGCGGTGGTGTAACAGCCACACCCACAACCGGTGGCGCCGTAGCGGCTACTCTTTCGAGCCGACTAAAACACTGGAGGCGTAAGCCTCCTAGGAATTCGTTGAGCCATTGGGCTTACTGCGTAACACGCGGGTTCAATTCCCGCCCTCTCCACCAATAACTATTCAGCGAGTAGTTATCGGGGGGAGGTTCTGGATTCGATTGCGAGTGAGTGTGGTGGGGAGAACTGGTGAGCGAGCTGCCAGCCGTGTGTCGGGAAAACGCGAGACCTAAACTATCTGCAAACGATAGCGAGTACGCTCTAGCCGCTTGAGCTTGAGCCGGGGAACGCCGGTCGCCCTGTTACCAGAAGGGCCGGCACCTAATTCATAAGCACCCAACTGGGTGCTTTTTTATTGTCTGGAGAAAACTTGTGAATACACAGAAACCCGGAAAAACCTACCACACCTGTCCCCAGTGCGGACAGGGCGTCCGCTCTTTGGAGCGTCTGGCAAACCACCGTGCCCGCTGCTTGGGTACTGGTCAGTGGCGTACTGCCGGGAAGGGGTCCAAATCGTGACCCTTTCCTACATCGATCTGCTCTCGTTCGAGGACAAGCTTCAAAAGCTTAAGGTCGGCATATACATACCGCCGCCCACCCGGACAAGTGAGATCAGGTCGCTGGACGTGGAGTTCGTGCGCCTCATTGCGATGCAGTTCGATAGCCGGATTGCATTCCAGCGTGGCGACAAGTCCGCATACAACTGGGCGCTGCGCAACGGTGTCATGGATGACATCTGCAACCACATGGAGAGACCTAAGAGGGGTGAGAGTGATGAGGGGTGTTAACGATGTAAACCTCAAGCAGCTTGATGGCATGAGCCTGTCGGACGTCATCGAGTTCGTGCAGGGCCTTGGCTACTGCACCGAGGCGCTGAGTAATGACGAGATATTCGACCTCGCCATCTCCGCGCTAGACGGCCACCTCGACGACACTATGGAGGAGCTTGATTTCAGTGAATGACGAATTGGAAATGCTGTCAGCCCTTGGCTTAAGCAAGTTCGTCGACCCCAGTGACCTAGTCGAGAAGGCAATCGAGCGGCGCGACAACCCCATAAAGGGTATAGCGCTCCCATGGTCCAAGCTGTCTGGGGTGGAGCTGCCAAAGGACGGCGTCAGTCTCATAGGTGGTTACAGCGGCCACCAAAAATCAACACTGGCCAACCAGATTTCTCTGCACGCAGCTGATTCGGGTCACAAGGTCTGCATGGCGTCGCTTGAGCTTACGAGCGACTACCTGTTCAGCATGCTGGCCAGCCAGTCCGCCTGCAAGGGCACGGACATGCATGACGACTACCTGCACCGCTTCGGCCGCTGGTTAGATCAGCGCATGTTTATCGTGGATCACGCAGACACCCTGACGGGTGACGAGTGCATTCAGATGATCATCGACAGCAAGCGGTTGTTGGGGTGCGACCTGTTCGTCCTCGACTGCCTGATGATGGTCGACCTTGGTGGCGAGCTGGAGCAGGAGAAAAACTTCATGGCCAAGGTGGCTGCCGTGGCGAGGGCATACAAAATTGGGGTTTTGATAATTCACCATTGCCGGAAACCGGGGCAGGGGGACGGGGAAGCCAAGGTTCCTACCCGTGACAGTCTGATTGGTTCGAGTCACCTAGTTAACGCCAGCTCTGTGGTTTTAATGGCCTGGATGGACACCAAGAAGGCGGCAGCTAAACAGAACGACGAGGAGTTCGACGACTCGAAGCCGTGCTACCTGGTGAGTGTGGCCAAAAATCGCTTTTCCCCCTTTATAGGGATGGCTGGGCTATTCCAGCACCCAGAAGCGCGCCTGCTCTGCAACAGTAGGGCGAGGCGCTATCTACCAATCAACTTGGAGGAAACATGCCAGTCAGACGAATTACATACTGGAGAGTCAGCCTCGGCAACGCCGACAGATGGTTCGCCGACGAGGAAGACGCACGGTCTTATGCCAAGGACAGAGCCGCCGACCCAGAGAACTGGGACGGAATACCTTTCGTGGCAGAGCTAACAGACCGGGAGCTACTAACCCGCATCAATGAGCTTGAGTCGTCCAAGAAACTGGGCGCCGAATTTTGTACCTAATCCGAGTAAACAACAACGTCAAGGAGACAACATGTTTGAGCTATTACTTATGACACTGACCGTGCTGGTCGTGTACGGCGGCGTTCGCCGGGGACTGGTTGAGTATCTGGAGGGCTGCGACCTTGGATGATTATCAGACGCTGATACATGCCAGCCGCTACGCACGCTATATCGACAGCAAGGAGCGCCGAGAGACCTTCGACGAGACCGTCGAGCGATACCTCCAATACTTTAAAGACGAGGAGAAACTGACTGAGGACGACATCAAGGCGAACAAGATTCGCGAAACTATTCGCAGCATGGGGGTTATGCCTTCTATGCGCGCAATGTGGGCAAGCGGGGAGGCCCTCCGTAGGGACAACGCCGCTGGCTTCAACTGCTGCTATACGACTGCCGATCACCCCCGTGTGTTCGATGAGACCTTCTACCTGCTGATGTGCGGTTGCGGTGTCGGCTACTCAGTCGAGCGCCAGTACATCGCGAAGTTGCCAGAGGTGCCAGAGGACCTCGTCGATTGCCCTACGACTATAACGATCGCCGATTCAAAGCAGGGCTGGGCTAGTGCTCTACGGCAGCTAATCAGCCTGCTGTACTCCGGGCACATCCCTACGTGGGACGTTAGCCGTGTACGGCCTGCTGGCGCACGCCTGAAGGTGTTTGGTGGTCGCGCATCCGGCCCGGCTCCGTTGGTCGACCTGTTCGAGTTCACGGTCCACACGTTTAAGAACGCTGCGGGACGCAAGCTGAACAGTATCGAGGTCCACGATTTGCTGTGCAAGATCGGCGAGGCGGTTGTCGTTGGCGGCGTGCGACGTAGCGCGATGATCAGCCTGAGCAACGTGTCTGACGACCGTATGCGCATGGCGAAGTCAGGCGCTTGGTACGACCAGCACGGTCACCGTGCGCTTGCCAACAACTCTGCTGTGTACGACGACAGGCCGGACTTCCACGTCTTCCAGAACGAGATGAAGTCACTGTACGAGAGCTACAGCGGAGAGCGCGGCATCTTTAACCGTGGCGGCGCCAAGAAGAAGATCGAGGCACACGGTCGACGTGACCCTAATCACGACTTCGGTGCCAACCCGTGCGCTGAGATCCTGCTCAGGCCGCAGCAGATGTGCAACCTGTCTGAGATCGTTATCCGGCCAGATGACACTCTGGCATCGCTAAAGAAGAAGGCGCGCGTCGCAGCGATCCTCGGGACGCTACAGGCAACGCAGACCAACTTCAGATACCTGCGCAAGGTGTGGCAGGAGAACTGCGAGGAGGAGGCACTGCTCGGTGTCAGCCTTACCGGCATCTGTGACCACCCGACCATGTCAGGTCAGGAGGGTTTTGAGAAGCTGGGCAAGTGGCTGCGTGAGCTGCGCTCTGTTGTCGAGGAGACCAACGAGGAGTGGTCGGAGAAGCTGGGCATCAACGTGTCGGCGTCCGTTACGACGGTGAAGCCATCGGGCACTGTGAGTCAGCTCGTAGACGCAAGCTCGGGCATTCACCCGCGCTACAGCGACTACTACATCCGCCGGGTACGTCAGTCGGTCAATGATCCGCTGACACAGTTCTTGATTGATCAGGGGGTTCCACATGAGCCCTGCGTGATGAAGCCAGAGAGCACCATCGTCTTTGACTTCTACATCGAGAGCCCGGAGCACAGCCTGACTACTGAGCAGGTCGGCACCATCGACCAGCTTGAGCTGGCCGCAGAGTTCGGTAGGTCGTATGCGACACATACCGTGTCCTGTACGGCCTACTACACCGACGACACATGGTTCGACCTGTGCAGCTGGATGTGGCAACCGGACAACTGGAACAGCCTCATCGGCATGTCCTTCCTGCCGTTCGGTGACGCCAGCAGCTACAAGCAGGCTCCGCTAGAGGAGATCAGTAAGGCCGAGTACGTGCAGGCAACACTCTGTACTGACCCGATTGACTGGTCACTGCTACCTAGCTACGAGAGGGGTGACACCACAGAGGGTGCAAAGACTGCGGCCTGTGTCGGTGACGCCTGCGAACTGTGAGCACTAAAGCATGGTGGGAGGCGGATCATCCGCCCCGCCACTACGCACTAGCCCTGCTGGAAATGCAGGGCGAGCCAGACCGCCAGAAATCTTTTATGGAGACGCACGTGCCTGAGAACGAGGACTTCAGGGCAATGGTGCGCGACCACTACAAGACGGCGGTTGCTCTAGGAGGTAACAAGTGATGAGCAAAGAAAAGCTGCGGCAAAGGATTGCCGAGCAAACAGCTGAGTACCTAGCAAGCGGTGGAGTCATCGAGCAGGTACCCAGAAAACCCTTCTGCCCCAAGTCAATGATGTGGGCGCAGAGGCGTGGCTTTGACTATCAGCCGTGGTGCCGCGTAGGCAGCGCCGAACATCTTCAGGACTCTGTTCAGGTAGATGAAGGCTGTTACGTCAAGAAGACATTTCAGACGGGAGACTAATCATGGACGAGGTTGAGTACGAGGATATCGAGTTGTTAGGCGATGAGTTCCACCACGCTCTGGTGGGCGCGGTCTACGGAGAGGATGGTACGCCTGTGCCCTGCTACTCCAGCGGCATGGTCGTCGAGCAGTTTATGCGCGAGGGCATGACCGAGGAACAGGCCGTTGAATACTGCAATGAGGTGACTGAGGGATGCCGCATCCTTTGGATACACCCACTGGAGTTGCAGCCGGAGTTCACACCAGACGACAAGAAGCCGCACCTTCGACTGGTGCACTAAGGAGGAAACATGGAACACGAGACAGCGGACATCGCTGGGCGTCTGATCGTCTGGACGATGATCTTTCTTATGGTTTTCGAGTGGCGCGACATCATGGACCGGAGGCACTGATGGGATTCGGCGGCAAGATCACACGCACTCAGGCAGATAAGCACCTGTCCGACTCGGTGAGGAAGTCAGCCGAATGGAAATGCCAGCGGTGCGGGAAGGACTACAAGGACAAGCCGCAAGGTCTCCAGTGCAGTCACTTTATTAGCCGTGCCCACTGGGGCTCTCGATTCGACCCAAGGCAGTTAAGCCTGTGCGCCTACTGCCACCAGTACGTCGAGGGTCACCCAGTTGAGCACATAGAGATATTTAAGCGCGTCCACGGAGGGGACAACCCAGATGAAGTTATTGAGCAGATGGTTCAGCTCGCCGCCTGTAAAGGACGAGCCCAGTACGCCCGCAACAACATCAAAGCAATCAGCGCCCACTATCGAGAAGAAAGCAAACGACTCGACGGTGAACTCGAACGCAAAGCCAAAGGCAAGGAGGCCGATCTTGAAGTCAAAGGATACATCAAAGGGGTCAAGGATATTAGTGATCCCTGACACGCAGGTTAAGCCGGGGGACGACATCAACACAGACCACCTAGAGTGGGCCGGACACTACGCAGTGAAAATGAAACCAGACGTCATCGTCCACATCGGTGACCACTGGGACATGCCTAGCCTGTCGTCCTACGACAAGAAGGGCAGTCGGCAGATGGAGGGCAAGCGCTACGTCAAAGACATCGATGCCGGCAACGAGGCCATGGATCGATTCATGGCACCGATACACGCAGAGGTGGCCAGACTGAAGAAGGGGAAGCGCAAGGCGTGGAACCCGCGACTGGTCTACACCATGGGGAACCATGAAAACAGAATAAATCGTGCGGTTGATGCAGACGCACAGCTAGAGGATCTGATCAGCACCGACGACTTCAACCTCGTCGAGCACGGGTTCGAGGTGGTGCCGTTCTTGGAGCCCATCGTGATCGATGGCGTCGTGTTCTGTCACTACATCTGCAGTGGCGTCATGGGCCGCTCGATCAGTAGCGCACGCATCGGACTGACCAAGCGTCACCAGTCGTTCGTGCAGGGCCACGTCCAACAGCGTGACATCGCTGAGGGCGTCCGAGCTGACGGTAAGCGCGTCACCGGAATCATGGCAGGGATCTACTACTCCCACGACGAGGGGTATATCACACCCCAGCACAACACTGGGTCGACGTGGTCAGGCGTGTGGATGCTTCACGACGTGCAGGACGGCGAGTTCGATTACATGCCCGTCAGCATTGACTATCTGAGGAGCAAATATGGACTGGAGAGCTGATCAGGAGATGTCCGAGCTGTGGGAGCTAATCAGCATGGTTAGCGACGTCGAGGATGTTCCCATATCACACATCAGGGACCTCGCAGACACCTACGGCATCAGCATCGAACGCTTCGTTGAGAGGTGGATGAAGCTGGTGGAAGAGGGGCACATTGTTATTAACCAAGCGGAGGCGCAAATGCATGACAAGCATTAATGACGCAAAGCCAAGCGAGTGGGACGCCATCAAGGCGGACCGCTATCACGATAACCGTGGCTACGACATCAAGGACGCGACCTGCGTCCTGCCCGCTAATCATCACGAGATGATGAGGCGCGATAGGGAGCTAAGGGAGGAGGACGTGGTCAACAGCCCAAGGCACTACACGGTCGGCCCCACGGAGGTGATAGACATAATCCGGCAGCAGCAGGGCTCGGCTGTCGAGTTTCATTACGAGGCGGCGCTTCTCAAGTATGTATTGAGGTGGCGCTATAAGAACGGTGTAGAGGATCTGGAGAAAGCGCGGGTCTATCTGGACTGGTTAATCGAGCAGAAGAAGCAAGGAGGCTAGATGGAGAAAGCAAATCGATACATCAAACTAAGCCGGCAGGATGTCTCTGCGGGAACGGAACTAAAAGGAGGTCTCTCGTTCTTGTCGTGGGCCTATTGTTGGAACCTCGTGAGCGAGCACGACCCCGAGGCTAACTTCTACTACACCGAGCCGGTTTGGTACCCAGACGAGTCGGTGATGGTTAAGGCCGTGGTCACTATAGATAACAAGACCATGGAGCAAACCTTACCCGTGATGGATAACCGCAATCGCGCCATCAAGAACCCAGACGCAAGGGCTATTTCAGACGCCCAGCAAAGAGCATTAGTCAAATGCTGTGCGCTATTTGGGGTGGGCATTAGCCTGTACTTGGGGGAGAGCCTTAAGCAGGTCGTGGAGCACACCGACTTCGAGAAGGCCCAGCAGTTCATCGACGCAGGCGATTACATGGGGCTGCACCAGTTCGTAAAGGGTCTCAGCGAGAAGGATCAGATCGAGCTGTTTAACAGCGCCCCCAGCGGGCAAATTACAAAATTCAAAGAGTCGCATAGAGCGGCCATGAAGCAGGCCGAGGACTTTCTAACCTCGGTCGCAGAAGCGATTGGGGAGGCCGTTACCCAGTCGGACAGCGTGCTGCTCGCCGAGACCATCGACGAGTTAAGCACATACGAGCGTACCGCAGTCTGGGCACGTCTTACCGGCGAACAGCAGGAAGCAGTTAAACAACTACGAACGGAATCGGGAGTAACAGCATGAAGAAAGTAAAGCGATTGGTAGGCGGCGCCGGAACCTACACGGTAGACGGTCAGGAGAAGACTCGGTGGTTTCCCATGGGGACGCTGTTCAAGAAGGATGACGGGAACCTTGTCATCAAGCTCGACGGCATTCCTCTTGGTACTGACTTTAATGGTTGGGTCAACCTTTTTGACTTTGACGACGAAGCCAAACAGGCCCCAGCCCGTCAGCCAGCACCCGCCGCGTCAGTTGATGACGACCTGCCGTTCTAAATCAACCGGGGGCTTCGGCCCCCATAACCTTTTGGAGGAGTTATGAAGCGACTCGGTTTCGCCATTTATGACCTGTACAACTTCTTCTTCAACGCCAAGATCAACCCGCTGAGGCACATGCCGAACGTCTACACGCAATACCTGCTGATGTTCTACCTGTCAGTGATGTGGACCGCAGTGTTCACGCTGTGGACGGGCAGCACCATCTACTTCGGCATCGGTAGCGTCGGCGGACACCTGCTGGTCATCACCGCGTTCTTTGTCACCGCCATGGTGTTTCAGGATGCAGAGAAGAACGGCCACCTATGGGTAAAGAGGAGCGCGCCTGCCCCGAGAAATAAGAACAGGTGCGTGTGGGACTTGGAGAACGAAGGATGAGCGCAGAGTTACTTGGAATCATAGCCGTGATGTCCCTGCCCATGATCGGGCTCGGCGTCACACTTTATTTATCTTATCTACACTCTGGAGGAGACAATGAGTAAAAGAGTATTTAGGCGCTTTAATACCTACGGTATTTACGCAATAAGCGTAGTAGTTGCCTTCGTCATCGCCTACGCAATCGTGGCGATATGATCCTTGGTGTGCTGAGCGAGCGAGAGGCGGACGTCATCCGTTTCCGCTTCGGCATAGACATACTGGAGGAGATGACGCTGGAAGAGGTTGGCGTGCTGTTCAACATAACGCCGCAGCGCGTTTATCAGATTGAGAAGCAGGCGCTGGCCAAGCTCCGCAAGTCTCCACAGGTTGAGAAGCTAAGAGAGTACTGGGAGGACTGATGTCGGTAATCGATTACGAGGACTTGCAGCTGCTGAGCGGCTACAAGCAGGTGGGTAAAGTAGTTGCGTTCCTACGCGATAACAAGATACGCTTCGTGGTTGGTGGAGACGGAAAACCAAGGACCACCAACGACATGCTGCAGGAGGATCTCAGGGATGAGAAGTCAGACACAGTTACCGAAGTACGTTTCTCTTAGTAACAACGGCTATCGCTACAAGCCATATCTGGGCAGAGTTGACGGCAGGATAAAGTGGGGGAAGAGTTGCTATCTCGCTCCCGCTGATGCCCCCATGTCAGAGGTATGGAGAGCGTTCGAGGATATGCAGGGAGGTCCACGCAACACGGTGGGCTGGGTCCTGTCACTCTACGCAGACAGCGATAGATTCGCCAACCTGAAAGAGAAGACCCAGAACGACTACCTCAAGGGTATGGACGCCATGAAGGCGATGCCGGTGGGGAAGGGAACTTTTGGGGAGTCACAGCTTGAGCATGTGACGAAGAGGACTATTAGGTCCTACTTGGACACCTACCCTAGCCCCATCGCAGCTAACCGCCACGTCGCGGTTCTGAAGGCTGCGTGGAGCTGGGCAGAGGAGAGGCACGAGATACCGCCCAACCCCTGCACGGGTGTCCGTTTGAATGTAGAGAAGCCTCGGGATAGGTACGTCACGGATGATGACCTTCTGAGGGTTCTCAGCATCGCCCCGGCACCTTTGGCGCAAGCCATGGAGCTGGCCTACCTGTTGCGGGCTAGGCTATCAGAGGTGCTCTCGTTGCGAGTAGACGACGTCACGGATGACCATGTCGTGCTCAGACGGCTAAAGGGATCTGAGGGGGAGCTGACATTGATGTCAGAGCGCCTCAGAGAAGCTGTCAGCGACGTTAGGGGTGGGGAGTTCGTAGTGCATAGGTACTCCCAGTCCGCCTTCAGGAGCGCATGGAGGCGCTTACAAGCGAAGGCCAAAACCATGGGTGTGGAGGCGTTTACGTTTCACGACCTCAAGGCCAAGGGCATCAGTGACCACAAGGATAATTTTGGTGGGCACCGCTCTGCGAGCATGAGGAAGGTGTACGTCAGGAAGCTACAGGAGGTGGCTGCGACCTGCTAAATCCCATGGGAACAACCCCACGAGACCCGCATAGAAACTAGATCAAAATGCGGGATCGTGGGAACACCAAAAGGGCGAAATCTCCCGGAGAGTGGCTCCGCCTGCTGGGCTCGAACCAGCGACCCACTGATTAACAGTCATGTAGTCGGGTGGGGCGGCAGGCCGCTTGGCACAAGGATGTGCAGGGAGAGAGTAGCCCTTTTATTATAATCTCGGGAAAGCCCTCGGGAAAAGTCAGAAAGGAAGGACATCCAGCAGTGCCATACCTCTGGTCATGGCGTTGGGGTCCTCCTCCCTCCGGTTGACCGTTTCAAGGTACTCAACCAACCCAGATGGAAACAGCAGGCTCGCGGGACTACCCTCCAGCCGCCTTTCCAAATCTCTAGCCCCCATCGTCAGATCGAACAGGGTCTCACTGCGGGGCGCACTAATCATCCCGCTATCTTTAATCATCGGCGCCGCTAGACCAGCCGCCGTGGTGCCAGCCACGCCCGCCAGAAGTCTGGGATCGGCGTTGCCACGCTCTGCGATGTTGATCAGGCTGTCGTCAAAGATGACGTAATTGCTGGTGCCATCCCCTACGGCACGGCTGTCACCGTCGAGGTATTTGATGCCTTTGATGCCCTTCTCGCGCAACTTCCCTGACATGGCGGGAGCGCCACGAACGTAATTCATGTCTTTAATGGTGTTGTAAGCCTGTGCGCCCTTGCTCTTATCAAACAAGCCAAGCGTTGCCATATCTACATCAGCAGGATTGGAGTACAGCGGCCCTAGTATTTCTGGGTCGAGGCGCATTGCCTCATCTGAATACATTTCCTGAAACGCTCTAAGGGCGTTTGGCTGTTCACTCAGAGGCTTGTCCCAATCCAGCAGGGACTCGGGGGTTACGTCTATCTCGGTGCGGTAGAGGGCGCCAGATTTACCGTCAAGGTACTCCTGAATGGTTTGCGCCACCTGCTCATCAGGAGTATCGCGCAAAGCCCTGTTAGCCATCTTGGCCTCTGTGACTATCGTTTTTAGGGATGCGCCCTCGTTAATTCTAGCCTCTGCCGAATGAGGCCCATAGCCATTAAAGGCGCTCGGGTCGACGCCATTCCTTTTCGCAACATCCTCAAAGTCCTCACCGCCTCGGTGTCTTAGCTGGTCACGGTACTGCCTCGCCACATCCTCGCTGTCAGCAAAATACAGCCCATGCCCGTAAGCCTGTGCGCCCTCGCCAGTGCCGATCTGATCCATCGAGAACCTATCGAACTTATGAGGGGAGCCGTGCCAAGCCTCTAGGAGCGTCTTGCCGCCTCTGGTGACAAAGCCAGCATCAGCGTCCTCTGACTGCCCAGCGGCTAGGAGGCCAGCGGCAGGCACAGCCACCTTGGCGGCGTCATCGCCCCGCTTCTTGAGGATCAGCTGTATAAGTGATGTTGCGGCGCTCATGGCATTAAATCCAGAAGACCAAGCAATCTGGTGCCCCATGTGGGGTCCTCATTTGGCCGGTTCACGGTCTCAAGGTAATCAATGCCAGAAGACGGGAATAGCAGGCTCGCAATGCTACCGTCGAGCCTTCTCTCAAGATCCCTAGCGCCCATCGTGAACTGCTGCAGCGCCTCGCTCTGTGGCGCCATGATCTGAGGTTGAGCCCGCACATTGTCGTGGGCACCCTCGTACTCCATCATCAGCCTGTCTTCGGCAGTCGGGCCGAGACCAATATCTGTTGGGCTTGCCTGAACCTGTGGCTGCAATAGTCCGCCATTGGCAGCCTCTGAATCGTCAGAGTCTATGACCCCAGCCCCGGCGGCACCGCCAAGCAGCCCGTTACGGAACCTTGCGTTCTTATCTGCAGCGGTCTCTGCCGCCTCTCTCTTTGCGGCCGCAGCAGCCTGCTCCTGCGCCCTGCGCGCAGCGTTCTCCGCGTCAGCTTCAGCCAAAACCTGAGCCGCAGACTTCCTTGGCTCGCTGGTGGCACCGTGCTGAAATACCCCCTCCTCGCCCCACAGCTTCCGGTAATAGTCCTCGTCCTTTAGGCGATAACCAAAGTAGTCATCTTTGCTGTTATCCGTTCTCCTGCCCATGTGGACCAGCTCGCCGTTTTTCTCTTTTGGCCCAAGCCTGTAGTCGGCGTACTTGTCCAGCGTGTCCCAGTGGGCTGGGTTAATCCTCTCCCGAAGCTCCTCGTACATGATATCGACACCGGTCAGGTATCCGGCACCGTTGCGCTTATTGTGCTCCATGCCGCGCATGGCAGATGACCAGTCATCGTAATCAGTAAAGCTGTGGACGTGGCCTGCGATGCGCTCCTGCATCTTCACATCGATAAACTCTTGCTGCTGAGGGCTCTTCCCCTTCATGCTTCTTCTCATTCCCTCCAAGTCTGCCTCTAGCCGACGAAGGGCCTGCTTCTCGGTCATGTTGTGCTTGGCGAGAGCTTCCTTGTCGCTCAGCACGTTTGGGGCCTTTGCGTCTCCGGCAACCCTGCGGGCAAACTTGCGAGCGGCGTCTATGCCGGTTGAGAATATCCGGCCAGCTTCTGCATCATCCGCCTGCGTCCCTGCTATCCCTGCAGCAATCGCCGCCGCTGTTTTTCCTACTGCTGACATCCATCAATCCTCAAACATGTCATTCATGAGCAAGCCCGCTGACTTGCCTACCGTGCTGCCGCCTTTCTTCATGGCCGGTGCGACGTAGCTCTCAATGCCGCGATTAATCATCCTCTGGCCGGCCCTTGTTGAGCCAATGCCAAGTGCAGGCGCGGCAAGCGCCGCAAGCGGGTTGACTGCCAAGCCACCGCCAGTTCCCAGAAGGCCTGTTACCCACGCCCGCGTAGACGTTCCTGAGTCGTTCAGGGTGTCGCCCAGAACCTCGTTGGCCTCCATGGCCTCACGCTGCATCAGGCCACGGCCCTTGGCCGCTTGGTTCTCTGTGGCGTTCTTGCTGCTCTTGGTTGCCCGCGTCAGCTGGGCAGGGGTGAACCTGTCCTGCACGTCGGCGTTGGCAGCCTGTGCGACCCTTTTGAATTTGGCGTATGCCGTGTCGGCGCCCTTGATCAGCTGCCCGTACTCCTCGCTCTGGTTGGCAGCCTGCTCACGGATGTAGGCCCTTACGTTGATCAGGGACTGCCTGAGCTGCGGGTCAATACGCTTGGCGTTGATGCGCTTTGTGAGCTGGCTCTCGATGTGCTTCAGGTTCTCTCCCGTCACAGAGCTTGTGGTGCGCACCTGACTGGGGCCGGTGAACTCATCGACTTCCCTCGGTATGCGAGAGAATACCTCGTCGTCTAGGATCTTGATGAAGCTCTTCTCT